TTATCGGAAAAAGTAGGAAATGCTGTAGCTAGTTTAGTTGCTATTGCACTCTTTATATAGTCACCTGTTATCATTATTGCATCCCTACCCTTCTAATAAATTGATTTAAAGCTGCCTCGTATTTAATTGGTATTACTCTATTAACTTCTGCTATAGGAATAGTAGACATAAATCTTCCTTCTATCCATTTAGGCTTCAACATCATACCAGATCCACAATAGGGTTCGTATATAAACTTATCTCCTGTCCATTTACCTGGTACAAATCTTTTCTTTTGATTATAACCAAATTCTACGAAACTAGCGTATTCTTTATTATTAGTAATATAGATTTCTAAATTATCTCCCACCCTAACGACATCACTTAGAAACCAGTTATTTCTTAATTCTCCAGTATCTACAGGAGTCCTAACTTTAATATCCGCTAAGGCTCTCATGCCTATTTCCAATAGAAAATGATGTAAAAATGCATCATATTGATCTTTGAAATTAGTAACACTTTGTGCTAGTCTTCTAAATTCACTATAATCTAATCCCATTAGGCATCACCCTTTTGTACTAATTCTACCTCTTTATGAGAGGCGTAAACAGAAGGTAATCCGCACTTACCGGTATAGGTAGCTAATACCGATCCATCATCTTGCATTCTATATGCAGTTACGAAATCACCTTTCTGAATATCCACTGATACTGCACAGAATAGCACTATTCTTTGATACTTAATATTAGATGATTGTGATTCATTGTCTGCATTGTCAATAGAGGAAAATGAAATTCTACAAGGTACATCACTATATAGAGGTATTGTTGATAATACTGATTTAGTAGTACTATCAACTTGCAATACCTTCTGATATCTATTTATATCTAATTTATCATTATATAGAGTTGATATTAATCTTCCTAAACCTGAAAATTTCATATCATCACCTCAATTTTTTGAATTTATTTAATTGCGAATGATAACTTGCAATAATGGTATCTGAATTAGTTCTATCTATATTTATCTCATTTGCGGCACTTCTTAAAGATATAGATGTGTCGCCAATTTTAATGCTTGATATTCTACTAGAATCTATATCTTCTATATCGTCGTTAGTTAGTGGTTTCAATAAATCGTGTGACATATTAGCCCAGGTATAATATAATTCTTCTGGTATATCATCTTCATCATCTAAATTACAATAACTAACAATACACATACCTATCTCATCTATAGCATCTTGACATTGTTCGTCATCGTAAGTGGAACTCACTTTACTTCTTACGATTTCTAATACTGTTTTCATTTAGCTCTTGATAAGGTAGTCTGTATACCTCTAACCACGGGTTTAACTACTATAGGCTCTTCTATAGGCTCTTCTACAGGCTCTACTACCGGTTCTACAGGCGCTACAACTTCCGCTATATTAGGAGTTACCGGTTCCGCAATAACCTCTTCTACAGGTGTTTCTACAACTTCTGATGCTACTATAGTATCAGGTTTAGCAACACCTGCTTTAGGAGCTCTAGTCTTTACGACAGGTTTCTCCACAACTTCCTCAGGATGAATAAATCCACCTAATTTCTGTACAGCTGCAACATCCTCATCATTAACATCAAATACTTCCATAGAAGGTATTATTTTGTTATTATACTTCACTTGTTTTGCTAGTGACATTTTTACCATATTAATTACCTCCTTTATGCTACTTTTATAGTGTAAACATCCGCCATTCTTTCGAAAGATGGTAATACTATTTCAGATACTGACGTAATTATATTTACAGGTAATGATTCTTTCTTAGTTAAAACAGCGATTCCTGTATTTACAATTGTAACGTCTGCATCAGTATTTCCTGACATAAGATCTGCTTCCTCAGGAGTAGTTCCATACCATGTCTGACCTAGTGTATTTCCAGGTAATAATGTAACATAGTTGTCAGGATAGAATTGTTTGTCTGCTCCTGTTTCATCTTTGTACATCTTGTCATAGATTACGAATGATATTCCCGTTTTTAATGATAAGTATCTGTTTAAATCCATATCTGTTAGTATTAATTTGTCCCCATTTGTTACATTCATATCTTTTCTAATTGAATCATTAGCTGCAAATAAATTCCAAGTAGTAGTTGTCATGATGCCTCTAGTTATAGTAACACCATAATGAACTGCCATATACTTTTTAGCTGTAATTATATCAGCTATCGGATTAGAAGTAGTTGGAGCATCCCATTTAGAAGTAGTTAAAAGTTCTAAATTATTAGTAGCTCTCCATGCTCCAGTTGGATCGAAGTCATAATCATAATTTACAACTACTCCACTATCATCTGGTGCCTCTATTGCTATCTTACCGTCTATAAGTACAGACATTCTCATTCTTTCACCTTGTACTAATGCACCTTTTACTAGGTTTGTAGCGTCATCGAATATTCTATTGACAACTTCTGTAGCATAAGGATTATTGTTTTGTTCTTGAAACATCAATAATTGTTGTCTATCTTCTTCACCAATTCTCATTGATTCACGGAAGAAAGGCATTCTTGTTGAAATATCACTAATACCAAGTCTTCCTCTGATAGTAGGTTTTGCATCAAATGCTGAAGGCATTAGTGCTATTGGTAATGAATTAAATCCTTTGATCCATTCTAATTTAAGACCCATCTTCTTCTTATCTGGGAATAGTGCTTCTCCAAGGAATGGTATTCTATTAGATTCTAATTCTGTGTAGTATGATGATAATGCCTTACTATTTATTAATTCATATATTGATTTTGCCATATTAGTATTCCTCCTTTTAACTTATATTAGTATACGATATAATTGATTACATCGCCTTCTGTCAATACATAAGCTGATGAATTTGTATTAATCGTCAAGTCAGCTCCGCTAAATGTTACTTTAACGTTTGACATAATATTATTAGATCTCCTTACTTGAACAATGGCTCCCGCGATTGTACCTGTAAATTCTGTATCTATAACAGTTTTAATGTCGGTACCACCTATTAAGTGTTCCTCTGATACTGCTGCTGAATATACTGCTGTACCATTACCATTTACAGTTGCTGTTATACCTGTTATTCCAGCTATTGCCGCTGTTAAGGCTGTAGCTGTATTCTTTGTAGCGTCTAAAGCTCCTGCTATATCAGTCCCTAGTGTAACTGTAACTACGCTATCTGCCAATACTGCTGCTAATGATCTTGATTCTTGTCCAGCCCCTGTTGCTCCGGTTACTATAACAACACTGAATAGGTTTCCAGCTACTCCAACATTGTCTGCCGTCACTGTTATTGCCTTATTAGCTACACCCGGTGCTATAACCATTGCAGCCTTTTCTCCAGTTGCTTCGGCAGCTAATACTGTATAAACTCCAACTTTAGTATTTTGTCCAACATCATCTGTTGGATATTCTACTGTCAATTCTGAAAAGTATATATCCTTCATAGCTTGTTGTGCTGCATTTGTTGGTGATACTGGTAGTTTAGCTGTTTTTACGAATCCATGTATTAGACAAGCACAATTTCTATCGCCATCTGTTACATCTTGATCGCTAAATATAATACCTTCTGCTGCATCATCATTTGTTGGATATATAGTACCCGCTAATACTACTTTTCTTCCTTCTGTAGTAGTTGTTGCTAGTCTGTCAGTTTTTGCTAACTTTATTGATTTACATACATAGTGATCAGGAAATAGTAAAATCTGTTCTCCTGATGTATAAGTATTTGTTATGTGATCCATTGCCATTTTAAATTCCTCCTCCAAAATAATGTTTGTCCGCCTTAGCGGCAACTTCTGATGATCCTATTCTACCGGCAGCAGTTTGCTTGCCAAAAGCTACTGATTCATCCACTTCATGACCTGGCTTACCCTCTGGTGGTTCGTTACCTGCAGGCTTAAATCCTGTAGGTGCAGGTGGTTTTGCATCCGTTGTAAATAGGAATGCTTTTTCTTTTCTTAAATTTTCAAACTGTTCTGCAAATCCTGATTTGATTTCGCCCTTATCGTCCATCTGAATTAATTTAGTATCTAATAATCCAGCAACTAAAGATGCATCATGTACTTTTCCAGCTAGTGATAATTTAATAGCTGTCTGCATTTGAGTAGTCTTCAAATCATCTGTGAATTTTAATGTAGCTGCTGCGTTAGATGTTTCTAATTCTTGTATTTTAGCTTTTAATTCTACTGACTGACCTTCAAATACTTTAAGACTAGCTAATTGAGTATCTCTCTCTGATAAACTTGTTTTTAATAATTTACTTTCCTCATTCACTTCATCAAATCGGTGTTTAGGAATAAAATTACCGTTTAACTCATCTTGGTGTAATTTATATATCTTGCTTATCATTGAGTCTTCAAGACCCAAATCTTTTAGTGCTGTTTTCATATTTTTAATTCCTCCTTCAAATTTCGCTTTTTTACGTGGTAGCGTCCACGAATTTGAAGAGTATATTACTCTACTCTATACTATACACTAATTAATTAATACCCTATTATTATAATCACTTAGCAAAGGTGCTCTTCCATTCTGTGTAGTTCATATCCTTTGGTAAGTAGTACCCTTTTCCGCTAATATCTCTAGCCACTCTCGTGGGTAGAACATTGTCTGCAAAGTAGGGTATAGTTGTAGATCTACAATGAGGATGAAGAGGTGGTTGATTAATACCTACCTGCGCATCTTTTATATCAAATACCTTGCCATCCATTTGTCTACAAATTTCACTTGTCCTCATATCAAGTGTCGCTAAATATCTATACTGCTCAACTACCTTTGAATCTTCATAGCTTTGCATAGTAGCTTTATTAGATATATGATTAATTTCAGTTCTCAATAATCTACTGGCGGCACTTTTGGATACACCTAAAATCTTAGTTACTTGAGGAATTAATTTGCTTGAATGACATCCACTTATGAATGCTTGCGGTATTAATTGTTTTAGTGTAAGTATTAATTTTGATTTGTTTGCCCAAATTCTATCACTATAATTAGATGCTAGCCAATTCTCATTTACTGCTTTATCCACAACTGTCCTATTCAAAGCAGTAAAATTGATACCTACACCTATACTATCAGCTATATTATAACTTGTTCTATAATAAGCTTCAGTGTACACCTCTGATAATGTGCTTTTCATTATTGTTTCCTTATCCTGTTTTAATATTTCAACTTCTCTTCTAATATTCGTTTCAAGTTCTTGTAATCGTGTCACATAAGCTTTTCCTGATAGATAGTTTAGATAGGTTTCATATTCCTTATCTAAGCCCAATTTTTTTACTTCTTTTAAATACCTATCCAGTGCTTTATTGAAACTAATTTGCTCACCCGAAGTTAGTTTTTGTAATGCATCACCATAAGATATTTTATTGTCTTTAGCATACCTACCATAAAAAGCTTGTAAATCTTTTTGTATATTATTTAGTGCTAAATCATAAGCCACTATAATATTCTTCTCACTTATAAGACCTATTTTCTCACTACTAATCAGAGTGGTTATAGATCTATTTTCCCAATAACTTTCTTTAGGTATTACTAATTCAAGTAATTCTTTTTTGGGTATTAATTTCTTAGACATATATTACCACCCCTATAATTTTTAAAATGATTTTATTCTTGTGTCGCTATATTACTTTTTAAATAATTGTTATGTGTTGTGCCATTCATTGTTTTTGCACCTAGTCTAATATTTGGTTGACTAGATAATGCTGTTCCATAACTACCTGTAGCTTGCGGTACTTTATTAATATAAGGTGTAATAAGTCCCACAGAATTATGATAAATTATTAAACTATACCACGTGTTTTTAAACACGTTAGATACATCACGTTTGCCAGTACCATTTAAAACTAGGTTTATAATATTTAAAACAGTATCATAATGAAATCCGTACTGAATGGTAGCATTTGTATTATCAAGTGTTTTTGCAAGTATCCATCCAGCCATCGCCCTCGACCACATCAGCAAGTCTACTCATGTGTGGTTCTGGTAGTTTGTCAAAGTATTCTATATTTTCATCTATCAATAACCCTGTTTCATCTGTAATGCTATTTGTAACTACACACCCTTGTGCAAATTGTGTGTCCGTAATAGGCGGTTCCTTTCCTGTTACTTCTGCCCACATTTCCGCTTTAACACCTACTAAACGAGCTACTGCATAACCTCTACCTGCTAATACTTTCATTTTTATCCCTCCCGTTAGACTGTTATTCCGTAATATTTTTTCTGATTTGTTTCTATTTTCTGGCGTGGTGAGATTGATTTTACAATTACTATTTCTGGTATGTAGCCTTTGAAGAATGTTAAAAATGAAGTTCCACCTACATTATTACTTCTTGCCCCTATTTGCATATTGGCACGACTTGTTAATGTGCTGTTATAATTACCATCAGCACCAGAATTTGCTCCGTTGACAAATCCTTGTTGAACTCCATTTTCAAATATTCCCGAATATATTTTCTGCGTATTAATTGGAATTGCACTATTAGCAGTATATTGTCTAACTTGACCCTCAAGAACTAAGCCATTGCGTAAATTTGTACTCTCATAAGATATGCCATATTGTGTTGTAGCGAATGAATCTAAGTTTTTAATTATCACATAACCTGCTTGACCCGCATTATTCATAACACAATTCAACATCAACGGAGCACCCAATATATCCACACTAGCACTATTAGCAATACTCATTACATCATTCGTGCCATCGAAATAAAGTGCTGGCTTACCCAAATCAGTCACATCAATGCATACAACTTCTTGTACCTCCATGACTTTGCCAATAGATGTATCACTAACGGTGCAACGTACAGATATTGACACATTCCCAGTATGAGTTGCAGCTCCAACGTATACTCCATATATTTCATACTGTGTTCCAGTGACAGGATTTGCTTGAGCAGCGACTTGCGTAGTTACTCCACCTGTTGAACCTACTACACGCAAACCTATAGTCGTTATTTGCGTATCTTGTGTTTTAGCTTTAATTTTAGCTCTAACAAAATACCTACGCCCTACAACAATTGGAGTAGTAGTGTTTTGAGATGGACTAAATGTTGTTCCTGCTGTACCAGTAACCGTACATATATTATTACTAGCAGATATATTACAAGATATTCCACTCCACCCAGTAGTCCCATTACTAAAATCTCCATTGCTCACCAAATTAACTCCACTAGCACTAGCAAACGTAGAATATAATGCCGTACACTTCGTAGCATCAAAATCCCTTTCAACTATCCCAGCATTAACTATCCTCGGTTGACTTGCCGCTGTTGTCTGTACTGCATGATTACCGTTACCGCTTTGGTCATATAGTGTTGTTACATATGCGGATTGGTTGGAGATTGTGAGTAATGAGTTTTTCACATATATACTTCCAGCCGACCCACTTGCGTTTGGCATAATTCTTATTTTTATAATTATATCAGCAGTTGTCGCTGGTGCAGTAAGTGTATTTATTAAGACGGTATCAGTCTCACTTTCAGATATTACGTCTTGTACTAGTAGTTCATTAAAAATAGAGTTTCTGTATATAACTCTTAGCTTAACTTTAATATCTCCTGTTTTTCTTACTATAAGCGTTTCAGTTGCGATGTGTCCTGCAATTGAAACTTTAGCTGGTGATTCTATGAACGGTTCGTTTGTATTGGTTCCGTCACTTATTGTTATTACTTGCTCTCCCCCAACAACTGAATATACCATTGTTCCATCATATCCATTATTACCTGATGCACTCCACCCATCACTAACCCCATTCACATTCCCATCCACACCAAGCGGAATCCCAGCCACCAAGTTCCGATTAAGCCAACTTGTCAAACTGCTTGTACACAAATTTTCTCCGCAAAACCCGATATTAGTTTCGCCCGCCGTGTCATCTCTAACATGCATACACTTTATTACGTTGCTTCTTAGCTTTCTAGTCGACCATACACCAGCTGTTGAGTTTTTAAGTTTATCCAACGCATATATTTTTTTATGTTTCCTGAGTAAAATAGGATTTAACATTTTATATCCTCCTTTCTATAGCAACATACCTTCAAAGACTATTGTCAAAACTTCAGAGCTTGCAGGCGTATATGCATTTGCTGCTTGAAGTATGAAATATAACTTAGTATCTGCCGCTGCAAGTTGACCAGCCCAAGCACCACAATCGGACACACATCTGTGATTAGATGCATTCCTATATGCATTGACACAAGGTATTACTACTCCACCAGTTTGGGCTGTTGTGTCATCTATATCAAGTGCAGCGTTGTCTAACGTGCTTGTAAATACCGAATTAAATATCCAAATATTAACGTTCAGGTCTGACGCACTACCTTTTACGCTAGATACTACTCTTGCGTTAGATATGCTATATGATTGTCCTGCCACAGCTCCAAAAGTCGATAAATCTATACATAAAACACAAGCATTCATTGTTCCTGTGCCATTCGTAGTAAGCGGTAATGCTGCTCCACCAAATGTAGCAGAAACTTGAAATGTATTAGTTGTAGAACTTATTACAAAATAATTTGTACTTGTTGATATTCCCGTTGTAGTTACCACTGTCGCAAAGCTTACTACTGTGCCATTTTTAAGTCCGTGACCGTTCAGCGTTACTATATCTCCAGCATCAGTAAACGCCACTGCTATTGCTGCGGTTACCACGTTTGTAATCGCATCATCTTCTGCATATATACTTGTGTTAGCTGGACGAGTGAAATTAGTAATTGCTTTAAATGCTAACGCTCCAGAACGACCTATAAATGCTGTTCCTGCTTTTGCCACTGTAGCTATACTTCCGTCCGCATTAATAGTTAACATATTATTGCCATCAGTAATATTTTTAATATTTACATCTACACTACCATTTGTATTTACCTTCATTCTGTCATCTGTTGTAGGATTTTTTATTTCTACTGCACCTATTTGTAGATCTTGTACCACTAATCCTGCTTCGACCTTTAAATTGTGTTTAAACCACGAAGTACCGTCAAACTCATATTTGTCCCCTGTATTAGTCTCATTCCAAATAGATCCCACAGGGACATTTGATACTTCCTTTGTTTCGGAACTTGACCCATAATATATAGCTATATTTCTAGTTATTTGTTGCATATAATCTCCTCCTATTGGGTTGCTGCAGGTTCAGTACCGAAGTTGGCAATTTCTTCCATTTTTGCCAATTCCTCTGCGTCGTCCGCGGCTTTTCTTACTAATTCTTTTTTAACATTAATTACATAAGGATGCTGAGCTAGTAAGGTTTCCTTACTTAGTAAAGGCACACTCTGCATAATATTCAGTATAGTTTCTGCCTCGTTTACTCTTACATCTGTATTAAATATTATCTCATAAGCTACATCCATGAAATCTCCAATACCTTTATTCTTCATATCGACTTGCATAAACCAAATTAGTTTCTTCAGACTTTTCATAAATTCATTGCCTATATCCTCACAATCTAGATCTAGATCGGCATACAAGAATTTCATAAATACTCCCGATGCGTTACCAATATCTTTCTGTTGTGAATCTACTCCAGCCCCGAACTCAAAAATGTCCTTTCTAAGCTGTGTTATATGCGCCTGAGCCGCTGACATGTCAATCGGTGTATCAACTGATGTCATATCGCCATCTCCTGAGACAAACACTGTCTTATAGGTAGACATGTTATGCACAAATTCCCCTTTATCAGTACCATCGTAATTTTTAACTACCTTGATATTGTTAGGAGTATCTTGTATGTTATCACTAGCTGCTGAAGTCATACTATCATAATTATCTATTAATGGCTTTATAAATTTCAATAAACTAGTTTCCTCTGCATTATACTTGAATGCTACTAGAGGGATATTATCCCAAACAACATCTAAAGTCGTTTGTATAGGCTGTTGAAATTCATCAAATTTAAGATTGCCATTAGCATCTAATAATGGTACTTCGACTATAAAATTACCTGTTTTTGTTAATACTTTATCACTATCTGCTTTTAGGCCTGTACCTGAGTATTCAAAATAATAGACACCAGTAGCATCATAATATTCAACTTTCTTAATTTCTGTGCGGACTGTATCCTTGTGAACAACTACAGTATACATTCTAATAACTGCTTCTAATACAGTGTGATCCATATCACCCCAAAATGGATAAAGTTCTTCTGGAGGCAATCTTTTAAAAGCTAATTTACCTAGTTTATTATAATACACTTGTAGCCAACCAATGCCATTCTTTATGGCATCCTTACCTTCATTCTTTAACATCGCATAGAAATCATCATTAAGATAAGGCTCTATAGCAGCTATGAAAGCTTCGTTATCACAATCAATTGTAAATTTTTTACTTAATAAATAAGCAATTTTTTGGTTAACTAATTTACGCATGAAAGGATGTGGTAGTTTAGTATTTGTCAATAATAAATCTTCAATCTTCTCACCCTTACGACCTATCATCCATCTCTTCTTATCATCGATATCATTATCGTTATTAAAATAAGATTGAGATTGTAGCATAAGTTTACGCTTATTACTTTTCATCCAATCATTAAGATTAGCTATTAGAAATTGTTCGGTAGGTTGACCATGAGATTCAATCTTCTGTATTTGAGATATTATTGATTTTGTTTCATCATAAATACCTGTAAACATGTATTCACCTCCTTTTTAACATAATAAAAAGAACTACTCATTATATTATACCTATAAGGAGTAGTTTCTTTTTATTATAATGATTCACACAATCTAGATATCTCTTCCACTCTCTAAGAAGGATTGGGAAAACTTAGAGGCATAAAAGTAACGGAGACTACGATTGTAAAAATGATAGGAGGAGTTGAACCTCCAACTATGGGCAGTTGAAAACCACCTGTTCTGCCAATTGAACTATATCACTTCTTAACTATTTTCCCTTCAGGCGTTGCTCCAAATAGTCAGGAGTTCTCTAGCCCTAGAATGATGATTATGCGACCCATTCCATAACGCAGTAGTTACTTTTCTTGATCCGACAAGAAATACTAATAACAAGAACACGAGTCTGTTTCGCAGTCATGACTCTGCTTCAGTTTACTTTTTCTTCGACTGCCCTACAAAAGAAACTGATAAAAGAAAATTCGGACTGAGTGTTAAGGGACTCGAACCCTTTATTTCCATACGGCGCCTGAACCTAGACTACGATGGAATCGAACCACCTTACCTACAACACTTACCCTAGTTTCACCTTGAACTAGGAAGGAAGGCTAATCTTGATATCGCTCAATGATTTGCATTATAGGCGACTAGCGCTTTTGTTTGTGAAGTTAAAACAGCTAACGAGAAAAGACTCTTCTGACCTATGAGAGATTCGAACTCCCACCTTCCGCTGGCGTGCTAGCTTTAATATTTACACCATTATAAGCCTCCCGCGGTATGCACCATACATCATGTTCCTAATAAGTTGGTGCGTGCTGTTATCGACACATTATACACTACCCCAGCAAGGGAGCATCTCTGCTTTATCCCAGCCCGGTACAGGTCGCGTTCCTGTTTTCTTCACCAAATGGGATCTGACTTGACATTTTTTACATATCCCGTTTTTGTTTTCTAAGCAGGGGCTATTACCTAAATAATAGGACTTACTTTAAACTGTCAGATAGGACGACGCTCGGGAATCGGACCCGATCTTATTGATACCTTCCTAGGTATATCAATATATTTTTGCCAGTAAACTGCATCGCCATGTTAGAGGAAGGAGTGGCGTGCCTTCCTCTTTATACTAAAGATAATAAGAAGTTTGGTTCACCGATAAAGTGCTATGCACTCTGTCTCGGCTATGATGATAAGCAGAATTGAACTGCCTCTTGTGGATATTGCCCACCGTGCTACCGTAACACTTTATCATCTACTAAACTATTATTCTAGGCGCGACCTAAAATGTAAATAATTTAGATATTGGGAAAGTAGGATTCGAACCTACGAGTGAAGACTTCAAAGGCCTTTGTCTTACCACTTGACGACTTCCCACTAGTCTTGAGAGAGTAAAGTTTAATCAGATTATGTATATCGATATCAGATACACATTGCTAGCAAATACCTTTCAACTCACTTACTCTCTCGTACTATTATATAGAATTACTTATTAATTTGTAAAGACGCCTCTAAAATATTTTAATAACTTACTATTATATTATACTACATACCATTTAATTTGTAAAGAGTTTTTTATTAGAAACTAAAATTATTGCCACCTAATACCTCCGCCCCATATCTTAATGCATCCATAAGATGTGAAAATTCATCTATTGGATCATTCAATACTTTATCAGTTTCATTATCCTTTTTCCATATATAATTACTAAATTCGACAATGGTATTGATGCATTTAGGATGTACATATATTTTATAATCTTGTAATTTCTGAATACCTGCTCTAACACTATCAGCACCTTTTTTAGCTGCTGTTATTCTATTAAGTCCGGCTATTTTTAATTCATCTATAGATTTAGGCTCTGAGCTATCTGCTATAATCTTTTCCTTGCCATAGCCCATATAGGTTATGGTGTTGGCTATTTTCTGATTAGTCATTTTTATCTTATACATCTCATCAAATATCCATATCTCTTTTAGTTTCTCACTAGCCATAAAACAGCATAGTGCAGTAGGGTCGTTTGAATATCCAAAGTCAAGACCGTGCATCTGAGTGTAGACATGATTATCATTTTTATCAGTCATCTGTCTTAGGTTGTTTACACTAAATTCCCTTTCTTCCCAATTATCGTAAATAAGACCTTCTGATATTCCCCACTCCCCGAGACCTTCTATAGTGTAGCGACGAGGATTTGTAGCTTTTATCTGCTCGAATAATTCATAATCCTGAGGTGATAAAAACTCATTAATTAAATAATTAGTAGTGAGTGAAAATGTCCATTTATCAGGATTATCAAAAAACCTCTTCTTACACCATATTTTATCTGACCATGGATTCATTGTCATAGTATGCTGAATAAAATACCCTTCAGGCATAATACCACGAAATGATAAATCGACTTTATTGAAAGCTTCTTCACTAGACATCTGAAAAAACTCCTCCCACCATATAAAGCAGATATTCCCAAATTCAACGTCTATAGATGTGATACTCTCAGGATCGTTCATGCCTCTAAATAATATCTTTTGTCCTGTAGGTCTATATATTATTTCAATAGGACTTAATCTACAATCAAATAGATGTTTAACACCAAGTCTACCAATTGCCCATTTCAATTTAGCAAAGGTACTGTCACGGTGAGTGTTATCAAATCTTCTAATAACAAGGCCATGAGCAAGCGGATATTTCATTATGTTATAAATTAGATTGAGTGCTGCAGTAGCTGATTTCTTACTAGCACGACTCCCTTTAACAATTCTATAGCGATGTTTTGAATTCCAGAATGATTTATAGCCTTTACCAACTATCTCCTTCAATATCACCTTTTTTGGTTCTTTCATTAATACCAACTCTCCTATCGGATGAAAACATGACTTTTTACTAAAAAACCCTTCTAAATACCATAAATCCGTTGAGTGGCTTTTTGTAATTACCATATTATAGTGATTTTTACTCTATATTATAGTATTATAATACCATATTACGACATTATAAGTCACTTTTTCAACGGATGAGAGTACGGCTATTTATCTGAATACCTATATTATGTAAATAATTGTAAAATAAGTGGTGATATTGGTGGTTATTGGCTAAATATGTGGTTATGAATGGTGATATTGGTAAAGTCATGTTTTCATCCGATGTGGAGTACGGTAGTAGTACGAACCGAGGTAATACCGTGTTTAGCGATAATTTAGTAATGAAAATTAACATAAATTTACATTTGGTATGTGAAATCATGGTTATTGAGAGTATGTAGTACGGTATAATAGGTGGTGAGAGAGAGGTAATGATATTACGACAAGTAACGAGATAGAGGTAATGATAATGAGAGAGGTGAATATCACCCCGGACTGTACCTCTCAATTCGTCCCACTACCCCCCCCCTGTGTATAACTTAATAGTAATTGTGTATAACTTGTATAAATAACGTGTTACGAGAGGGTAGGTTCTCAGTGTTTTTAAAATGTTCATGTATGTTTTAACGTCAACTAATTTATATTCATATTATACTTGTTTTACTTGTGTATACGTTGTTACTGTGTATATATGTACTATTGCTATAAGTAACTTGTTTAACCGTCTTGTAGTTGCTC